AAAAAGTCAGTGGAATCACCCGGGTTATCCTGCGAACCGTTAAACCTTTCCCAGTTAACCCACAGCAGACGATTCGGCACTGCGAAGAAAAACACGTCGAGATACAGATTATCCATGATCGGCCGCATCAAAGTAGCCAGACGCCCAAACGCGTGCATACGCAGATTCCACGTATCGCCCGGCAACGCCTCATCTACGAAGATCGGAATTAGCCAACCCGATGAAAACGTTGTCTTATGACCATGCGATCGATTGAACACAGAACGCTGAATTTCCGCCTTCGGAATCCGGGCAAAAGAATGTTGACCGCCCGTAGTAGACATTTTCAGAGACATTAGCGTACCACCTCAAAGGCATCCGCCTTATTCATCTTAACCACTTTGGCCTTAGCCGTTACACCCGTAACGATAGGCCTATGAGCATCGAACGGACGAAATTCACCAGAACCATCCATGAAAGAACCGAGATAAAACAGAGTGTAGTCCTCCGGAAACCGGAAGAAATCAGACTCCTCATTAAGGAATTGAGCCTCAAACCAACGTTCAGCAATGCCAGTAGCACGCACAAAGAACGGAGGGAGAAAGGCTTCGGATTTAGAGTCAAATACAGCAATAATACACATTTCCATAAGTTACCTCATTAGTTATAAGAAAAGACTAGTTACACCACAATTCGCTTGGCCCCGTAAAACCAAAACTACAAACGCCAAAGGCGTAGTGTGGGGCACAAGCCAGGAAGGCTTCGAGACAGAAGCCATTAGATCGCCCCGCCTACGCCGGCGGGCCGAAGAGACGCGAGCTGGCGCGTAGCACGCGCCTCGCGACGCCCGGCAAACCGGGCAGAAACCTCGCCTTTCGCCAACGAAGATCTAGCACATTCAATCCGGCGCTTTTGCAAGCGATCAACCACCGCCTGATCTTTGATCAGGCTCAAGTAGTACTTAGGAATAGGAAAGAACTTCCCATCAATCCATACCTCCTCAGCACAACACACAGAGTCGCCATAATGCTCCCACCATCGTTTACCGATGGCAGGTCGCAACGACATGCGAGAAAACTCAGGACGAACTCGCCATTCTCGAACATCACTACGCCGGATAAAACGATCAGAAGCTTCCTTCTGATCCACCGAAATATAACCAGTGCAATAGCCTACAGACTGCACAGTAATAGAACCCAATTCCGAGTGGCCTTTCGGCCACAACTTCATCAGATCATCGGACAAATAAGACCGATGCCCCTCGGGAGAAAGACCCTTAAAAATTCTAGACTCCCGAAAATCGTACCCGAACAAAAGCATATGCCAGTGGGGACGATTAGAACGCGTACCATATTCACCCGTATAGTAATACGAGATTCCTTCTATCCGCTTTTCGCGGCGAAGCCAGGTACGCAAACGATACAAGAACCATTGCATATCGTAAACGTGTAAACCCGCATCACTCGGCATGTTCTCATTATCGTAAGTCAAAGTAAGAAAGCACGAACCACGATCTTGAAACTCTGCATAGTATTGAGATTCATGAACATTACGCACAATCCAGTCGGACCGCCTTAATAGGCGGCACTCCACACATTGCCCGCAGGCAACTTCAACCGGACGATCGTAATAACCTACCTTACGATCCATAGTCACTTTACCAGACGCAGTGCGGTAACCCGTAATGGGTTCCACGCACATAACTAAAGACGCCAACCGCCCCGCATGGGGCGAGCATCAACGTTCTTAGGATGAAAGCCAGCACCAGCTCGAAACACCTTCCGGTTCTCACCGCGAGACATACCACGACGCTTCATAAATATTCCTTCCTTTCTATTGACAGAGAGCCCAAACTTTGGAACTCTCACACCTGAGGGCGCCAAAGAGGCCCCTCAGACACCCAGAGACAACCCCCCGCGGGGGATTTGTCTCACCTAGACCAGTAGACATCAAGTAGCGCACTGGTCTAGGTAACTCAAGGAGGCCCGCAATGCGGACCAAAGAAACGTTCAGCGTCAAACTCTTCAGGGTAATCGACACCGAGATCATGGACGCAATTCGCCAGGACCACACCCTGACGTACAAAGAAGCCGTAAAGAAGACATACGAGCTCATCGGCGTCCTGCTGGGAGAAGAGGCCAAGAAGGCCATCGCAAGCACCACCACAAAGGCTGCCAAGTAGCCTACACCAAGCGAACAGAGCCCGGGAGGTCCCAAAGGACCTCCCGGGCATTTTTTTTAGCTAGAGGCCGAGTTCGAGCTGCCGGCAGCGGAAGCACCAGGAGTGCTCGCACCCGGGACACTCGTACCGGACGCCTCGAAGATCCCCAGCTCGACGAGACGATCCCGCTGAGCGGGATCGGATAATGCCGAGGCCAACACCGTGGGATCGTTCCCGAATGCATCGCGAATCTTTGCAGGAAGAGTCGCAAAAGCCTCCGCAGCGTCTCTCAGTACATTCTGACATGAAATTAAATCCTTTACTTCGGACACATCACCAAAAGAACCAAGCCTCTCCGAGAACTTACTAGCGTCACCCGTTTTGACATACTGAGCAACGATATAGTTAATATCCGTTTTATACGCTTCGCTTTCCACCACACGGGAAGGACCTTCACATTCAAACGAAACGCGCTTTCGCGCATAGCCACGCAGAAAAGACATTTTAGAATCCAATCTTTCCCGTACCGCCGCCCATAATGAGCGACGGATTACGGATAAGCATAGTCGCCACGTCCTTCGCGGCGCCGAAAACCGTTAAACCGACATCAGTAATCAACCGCGTTAGATCAGTGACATTAGCATTCTTCACCGCATTCCGAATAGCCTCAACTTGCTCCGGAGGGACCAAAGCCAACGCATTATTCAAATTCGCCTGAGACATTTCGCGCGTCACTCCAGCTTGACCAATCTGCAACACCGTTTCCATGCGTCGACGCATAAACGAAGGCCCATATTCCATACGTTCACCAGGAGGCCCAATATATTCCGCCTCCCGTCCGGGCCCAGTCTTAAGACCAATCTTCAACGACACATCATGTTTCTCTCTATCCAACTCGATATTCCGCCGCTCCTCATCCATATCAGCCTGCGCGGCGGCACTCCGCTCCCGCTGAGCACCAACAGCCGCCTCTTGCATATCTTTCGCGGAAGACGCCTTCAAAGCCGCAACCTGAGCTGTAACCGCTTCCTGCTGAATACCCGCGCGAACCGCATCAATCGGTGCAGTCGAACGCATATTCGGAGCCTGCGCAGATGCACCAGAAGGAACACCACCGCCGCCAAGACCACCAGCGGCAAGAATCGGATTCAATCCAGCGCGATATAAATCCTTAACCGCCATGCGATACCGATTCTGATACATATGCTGTTCCCAATCGCGCTGTTTCTGAGCTTGTTTGTCCGCGAAATAAGCACCAAGACCGGAATTTCCCATATCGGTAATTCCCTGGGCAATCATGCCCCAGCCCATTCCACCAGCCATAAAAACACCTCAAGGATTAGAAGTGATCGATCATACCAGGCACGCCGAACACCGGCATCGGACGCGCACACTTGTAATCAAAGAACATATCGCAGATCGCCTGAGGCTCAAGCTGCGAAGTCACTGCAATCACACGGTCAATCGGCGGATTTTCTTCGATGAACGATTGATTAAGCACGGGCAAGGCTGAGAAATCCTGGGAGAGATGCCACGAATCGAGGGATGCTGCACTACTAGAACGCATCCTAGCAGTGACATAAGAAGGCTTGTAACGATACTCAGCGTAACGCTCCTGATAACCAAACACCTGATCGTCGACCACTGTACCTTGCGCATAAATTTCCTTATTCAAAATTGCTTGCTCACCAAGATGCGCCAACGCGGGCCAGAAAAAATCAAACCGAGTACGACGCGACCACATCCGCTCGATACCCTGCTGATAATTAAGATCGGCCCGCAAACACATCAAGCCCATAACCACGCAATGCTCCGTGAAAGACTGTCGGAAGCCAACAGCATTATGCCCGAACGTACCAATGCCACCGAGATCACCAAGCGCGTTCTCGAAACCCGACTGATCCGAACGGAACGAAGAAGCCACCGGATTTACATTAATCCGCACCGTTCCACCACCAAGATACTCAGGCCGCTGCAGACGAGCATCAGGCGACACAACACCGAAATGACTTCGCAGAATTTCCGTGTAACGCGTACCACCACGAGCATCCCTCTCAAGCAAACGCTGAATCTGAAACGCTTCACGCAAGTTATTCACTGTGGCCGCTACCGCTTGACCCAGATCAGCGGTCAAACCCGTAACGCCCGTCGTCGGAATCGAAGCAGCCGGCGGAGTATCCCAATACGTTTGCGCCGGAGTCGAACCAGAAGAAAGCAAAGAAGGACCACCGGACGAAAACGTAAACACCGGATTCCCAGTAACCGGGGCCGAAGCACCCAAAGGCAAACTCACCGCCGTGCCCTTCTGAGGCCACGGCAACGCGGAAGTGAAATAATCATGCCGCTTGCCACGCTTCAGCAACGTATACGAACCAACATCGCTCGGACCGTCACCATTATAATTACTCACAGACGGGCAAAGATTTTCGTCCCGAAACCACTCGTTATAGATTTTATAGTAAGCGCGAAACGGTAGCGCATTAACATTTAGCCCAGTAATAGCCGGCGGGATACCAAAATAATCAGAAAGGCTCCCGTCAGTACCGCCAGTCGAAAAATTAATCTGAGGCAGCAAAAAGTCAGTGGAATCACCCGGGTTATCCTGCGAACCGTTAAACCTTTCCCAGTTAACCCACAGCAGACGATTCGGCACTGCGAAGAAAAACACGTCGAGATACAGATTATCCATGATCGGCCGCA